CGTCAATTGCCGTACAATTACGGGCTTGACATGGTTACCGCGGTGGCTTATTCACCTACTGGCCTGTTTCTGGTGAAGACCGTTTACAATGTCGACCGTAAATTTGTCGACGCTGACCATCAACTCATTCTCTTTTCGCCGTTGGCTGCCTGGAGGTTTCCGTTGTTCGATTTTAACAAGCGGATCAACTGTCCCTTGGAGCGCCTCGACGTTGTTAAGGGGAATTGGGCGCGGCTGCGCATCCTTGGAGGGGGTGATGAGCCGCATGTTGTCAGCACTGCGCGCGTTGGGCGTTACTTGGCCGCCAACGTTGCTGTCGAAGTGGATGATGCTCTTGCCGAAACTGCAAGCTTGTCCAAGAATAACCTGCAGGCTTCGACGACGCAGACCATAACCAAGTTGCCACCTGTTGAGAGTTCAGTCCTCACGAGCTACCACCGTGAGTTGGCCCCGGAAACTGAAGCGACCGTATATGTCGTTGACGAATCCGTTGTGCGCTATCAACATGCGGGCACTTTCGAGCCGGAAGCTAAGACTCTGCTCGAACCATTCATGCCCTCGCTTGGGCCCGATTGTTTCTTGCCGCAGGAATCACGCGGTAATAGGGAAATCGCGGTTGCAGCGCGTATCCAGAAGAATGCGAGCAGTATCACTGAAATTGCTGCCCACCTGGAGATGGCGCTCGGCGTTGCGCGTGAACATATCATCAAAGCCATTGGCAGGCATACTCTCTTCAGCATCAGCGAGGACGAGGTCAGAGCCTGCCAACCTACTGTTTCCCAGCAGCATATTTTGGATGCCGGCTCTCTCGTTGCCGGTCTGCTGGATCCCGATACGCCGATCCAGGCGTTCGAGAAGGCCGAACCGGCCCAGAAGGTTTCAGCACCGCGTATCATTAGTCCGGATAACGCGCCGCACAAGCTGAAGTGGTCCCGCTATATGATTCCGTTCCACCGTGCCATGGTAGAGCATTTCGGAGTCGACGGTGAGGGTTGGTACGGCCCTGGCATGACGCCTGCATCCATTGCAGCCCGCGTCGCTGAAGTGTGCGAGGAACAGGCCAAGGTAACAATGGCGGATGGCGATAAGTTTGACAGCTCTATCAGTCCCGTGGCGCGAGCCTGGGAGCTGAGCGTGTATTTGGGAGTGTTTCACCCCAGCACCCATGAGGAGCTCGTTGAGTCAGCCAAGTCCAGCCACCTTTGCCCCGTGTTGTTTGGGAGCGTGCCGTACGAGCAGATGTGCGGCCGCGGGTCCGGGTTTGCCGATACCACAGTTGCGAATACTATGTGGAATTGGGCCAAGGATTTCGTTGCCGCCATGACTGAGCGGCTGCCCCAGGGCTTCCGTATCAAGGAGGAGGCCCTTCGACGATGCGGCATCTATATGGGCGACGACAGTTTGTGCCGTTATATCAATAAGGAACACCTGATAGCAGTCGGGGCCGCACTTGGCCTCGTTCTGGAGGTCGAGGAAGTTTGCGACGGAGAGGATGGAGTTAACTTCATTTCCCGCTACTTCAGCCGATTCGTGTTCCGAGGTGATCCGTCGTCCACAGCGGACCTGTCTAGGATCTGCTCAAAACTCAACGTTGCGCCGCGCATGAAAGCTGGGGAGGAAATGACCCCGAAACAGAAGCTTTGCCAGCGCATGATCGGACTGTTCCTGTCGGATCGCAACACGCCGTTGATTGGTGACTACGCAGCTGCAGTTGTGCATGCGTTTGGTCCCCCTGCCGTGATCAATGTAGATCTCGCTGGTTACTACGCCGTCTCCGAGGCGAGCGTGCAGTGGCCCAACGAGAACACCAGTGGCTGGATGGAGGATTTCTGGATGAAGCGTCGACCTGACCTCATGCTGGATTTGGTGCCCGAGTTTCTCGGCAGGTGCTTGTTTGACCCTATGCGCCTGCTCGAGCCCCCGCGCTTTTTCCGTCCTATGCCCATCACCGCGCCGCCCGGAATGGTTACCGATGCACCTTCGAGCGAAGTGGGAAAGCCGTTCCCAGCGTATGTCCGTGTCAATCTCGAGTCTGAAGACCGCGAGAGCATGCGC